CCAGAACCATGATGACTTTGAAACGGCGGCGACGGGGCTGGGGCTGACGACCGCGAAGTCACAGACGGGACAAGGTGCCCCGGCGGCGTTGGCCAAGAAGGCCCTCGCCGATCTGGACGATGACGACATCATCGTTGGGCAGTGGGGCACTGAGTACAAAGTCGGTGAGATGAAGGCGAACTTTGATGCGGTAGGCATCAAAGACGCGGATGAAATGATTGCCACGGGCAAATGGACGGTGAAGGCGAAGCCTGCCGGGCCAGCCCCGGACACGCCCGCGAAGTCGGCGATCAAATTCAAGGATGACGACGTGGTGGAGACGTGGCTTGGCAACAAGTACACGGTCGCCGACTACAAGATCAAAGAGGGCATAGACGACGCCGACGCCGACCAGATTTTGAATGAGCAGATTGACGACGATCTGTTGCAGTTCGTGCCGAAGGCGGCACCGGCACCGAAGGCCGCACCGCCGGCACCAGCACCGGCCAAGGCGGCGGCTGCGGATGCGATCACCTTCAAGGACACCGACACGGTGTCGGTGCATTCGCCCGCGTCGGGCCTGACCAGCACCACCAAGTACACGGTGGCCCAGTACAAGACCATCACAGGCATGGACGATGCCGGGGTGCAAAACCTCATCACCCAGAACAAGCTGAAGCTGGGGCCGCCGCTGACGCCCGCGCCTGCCGGGCCTGCACCTAAGCCCAAACCCGCACCGGCCCCCGCGCCCAAGCCCCCGGAGCCTGCACCTGCTCCCGCACCTGCCCCTGCACCTGCCCCCGCAGCGGCAGTGCCGCCAAAAATAGGCGATTTGGACGACACCGACACCATCCTGACGAGCGCGGGCAAAGTGCTGTCGGTCAAGACCCTCAAGGACAGCGTCGCAAATGATGCCATGCCCATTGCCAGCGCGGCGGGTATCAACAACAAGCTGGCAAGCGGTGAGTGGGTGGTGCAGCCGAAAGCACCCGCGCCTGCCCCCCCCGCGCCTGCCCCAGCGCCTGTCATGAAGAAGACGCCCGGCGGGTTGGCCGACGATGCTGTTCTCGCAACCGGCCCCGGCAAATATGCGGATCAGTACACTGTTGCCGAATACAAGGCGACGCTGAAGAAGCAGCTACACAATCCGACCGACAAGGACATAGACGATTTTATCGACGCAGCCGTCGCGGGTGGCGCACTGAAGATCGTCAAGATGGGCTCTTCCAGCGCGCCTACGATGGTGACCAACGTGCCCAAGGTCGTCACCAAGCTCGCGGACATCCCGATAGCCGACCATGCCAAGTGGGACGTGACGGTGACCGCGCCGAGCAACCCCTACAAAGAGGGCACGAACGAATACAAGAAATTCTACAACATCGATGCGACCAAGGGCGGCACCAAGACCAAGACCCTTGAGAAATATTTTCAGTCAACCACGCTGACCAAACCTGAGCAGGCCAAGGCCCTGCAACAGATGGTTGACGATGGGCATGTCAAGTTCGTCTCGCCCGAGCAGAAGGCGGCGATTGAGGCGCAAAAGGCCAAGTTCGCTCAGGTTCAGGCGGCGGAAACGCAGCTAAAGGCGGCAGCGGCGGCGACCGCCAAGGCGAACAAGTTCAAAGTGCATTACGAGCAGTCGCAGCCTGCCGACTGGAAGGACAACACGACACGCTGGGGCAAGGCGGCGGGCCTTACCAGCCTGTCGGCACCAAACAAGAAAGATATCATGGAACAGACCCGGAAGGCCGTGGGTCTGCCCTTCAACAGCCCGAGCAATCAGGCGGTGGCCAGTTATACGGCCAGCGGTTACGACGAAATCAACAGCACGCTGCGCAAGAAGGGCTACGATGCCTTGAGCCCGCACAGGAAGACCCACGTCCAAAGTCTGGACGGCATCATGAGCGCGACCAAGGAAGATGCCATCTTGTGGCGGGGCATCGGCACAAGTGGGGAAATCGACAATTTCAACAACATCCCGCCCCCGCTGGAATTTCCCGACATGGGCTATGCCAGCATGTCGCACAACCCCAACGTTTCGCTGAGTACCTTTGCCGGGTATTCCGCCATCACTGGCAACAGGGTGCTGTTTCGCGTGCGCGTGCCCAAGGGCACCAATGCAGCGTTCATCAGCCGGCGCTACAGTGTTGAAAGCGCCATGGCGGATGAGGCGGAAGTGATTACGGCGCGCGGCACGCGGTTCAAATATGTCAGCACCACCGAGAACATGAGCGTCGGCGGTTACAGCAAGATCGATGTCATCGACGTGGAAATCGTGACCAATGCTGGCGGAAACTCATAAAGGATCGTATAAGAGGAACCATGGCAAAGAACCCGATACCCAACCCGAGACAATTTTTCCCTGACCTGCCGCCCGCGCCCGAGCCCTATCCCGGTTCCCAACGGTTTGGTGACTGGTCGATGGACGGCATCGTGCCGCTCAACCCCGGCGAGGTGCTGGTGAATGACGACCCCGAAGGCGACCCCAACAAGCTCGCCTATCAGGGTGAGGAAAACCCGCACCTAAAGCCGAAAAATAAACCCTAGCCAAAGCAATGCCTTGAAGCGTATGTTTCGCACGCTTCCAAGCAGGTGCAGATCAAGGGGAATTTTTCATGGGCCGTCCCGGTATTCGCGACGATGACGAAGTGAAAGTGCCCGACCCGAAGCGGCCTGTGGAGGGTGACGACGAGCCTGTGGAAGGCGACGACGCGCCCGTAGAGGATGACGACGAGCCCGTGGATGGCGACGACGAGCCTGTGGAAGGCGACGACGAGCCCACGACGACTTAGGGAGAATTGATAGCGTGGCACTGCGTGCGGTCATTGATAAAGCCGAAGATATTCCTGCGGCTTTTGCCAGCGAGTATGTTGAGAAAGACGGCAAGTTCTACCTTGATCTGGACAACACCCTCACCTCACATACCGCCCTGCATTCACTGACCACGGCCTTGGCTACGCTCAAGCGGGAAAAGAAGACCCTTCAGGACAGGGTCACCAATCTGGAAGCCAAGACCGCAGGCTTGCCTGACGATTTCGACCCGGCGCGCTACGCGGACATCACCGCCGAGCTTGAGACGCTGAAGAACGACCCCAATCGCGACAAGGACACCGAGCAGAAGCTTCAGAAGGAACGCGAGCGCTATGAGCAGCGCCTGCGCGACGCTGAGGCGAAGCGCGTGGCCGACCTGCGGGCCAAGGAAGAGGAAATCAAGGAACGCGACGACCTCATCCACGCGACGCTTGTGGACGGCGGCCTGACCGAAGCGCTGGTTAAAAATGGCATCGCCAAGGAATTCATGGGCGCGACCCGTGCCCTGCTCCGCAGTTCCGTGAAGGTGCGCAAGGGCGACGATGGCAAGCGCCACGCCGTCGTTGACACCGACCTCGGTGAGGTAGACATAGATAAATTCGTGGAAAATTGGTCTAAGTCGGACGATGGTAAACCGTTCGTTACGCCAGCCAAAGGCTCAGGAAGCCACGGGTCTGGCAACGGTCGGGGTTCTGAAATAAATCCGTGGTCGAAGGAAGCCTTCAACATGACGGAACAGGGCCGCATCATCAAATCCGACAAGGACAAGGCCCGTCGCTTCATGAAAGCAGCGGGGCGCACGCAGTCGGAAATCGATAGAATTCTTGCTGCGTAAGGGTTGCCTCGGCTAATGGCGGGCGACCAGACTACATAGGACATTTGTTCTCGGCTAATGGCAGAACGAAGTGTCCCCCCCAGCCGGACGGTCAATGACTTCGGTTGGTTCATGCTTCAAATCATGGCCAACCAAGGAGGACTGCACCTATGGCCGCTACAAAAATTGCTGATGTCATCGTTCCCGCGATCTTCAACCCCTACGTGGTTGAGCGGACGACTGCCCTGTCCGCGTTCTATGAAAGCGGCATCATCCAGACGGTCGGCGAGCTAAACGTTTTCGGCATGAAGGGCGGCACAACGCTCGCCATGCCGTTCTGGAAAGACCTGACCGGCGTCGAAGAAATTTTGTCCGATGTCGTGCCGCTGGGCGTCGATAAGATCACCTCGGCGCAGGACATCGCCGTGCTGCACGCTCGCGGCAAGGCGTGGGGTGTCAACGACCTCGCCGAAGCCCTTTCGGGCGACGACCCGATGCGGGAAATCGCCGGGCTGGTCGGCGCATACTGGTCACGGCGCTGGCAGGCGCTGATCTTGGCCATTCTGGAAGGCATCTTCAAAGCCGCCAGCATGTCGGGCAACATCCATGACATCTCCGCAGGTGCCGGCGCAGCCGCCGTCATCGGTGGCGACAGCGTGGTGGACGCCATCTACAAGCTGGGTGACGCAGCCGACCAGTTGACCGCCTTTGCCATGCACTCGGCGACAGTTGCCGTGTTGGTCAAGCAGGGCCTCATCGACTTCAAGGAAGATCGCGATGGCAACCCGACCCTGCCCTACTACATGGGCAAGCGGGTGATCGTGGACGACGGAATGCCCGTCGCGACCGGCGTGTACACCAGCTACCTGTTCGGTGCTGGGGCGATTGGCTACGCCGATGGCGGCGCACCGACCCCGACCGAGACTGATCGCGATAGCCTCGCTGGCGAGGACATCCTGATCAACCGTCGCCATTTCGTGATGCATCCGCGTGGTGTGGCATGGGTCGGCACGGCAACGGGCGTGGCACCCACGAACGCCGAAGTCGCGGTCGGCACGAACTGGAACAGGCGGTACGAGAACAAGAACATTCGTATCGTGCAGTTCAAGCACAAGCTGGCATAGGTTTCGCTCGCGGCAATCTTCCTCGTCGATGACCCGTTAGCGAGGGGGAACCGGGCTCACTCCCAACCGGTTCCCCCACATTCACAACAGGGAAAGGAACCCAGCCATGGGCCTGTCAGCTTTCAGCCGTGCCCGCGTGTCGCAGCTTCCCGAGCTTGAGCTTGAGGCGAAGCGGTTCGATGCGTGGAACAAGATGCACCAGACCAGTTTCCGCATGGTGGACGATTTCCGCGAAGAGGCGGAAGAGGAAGTCGTCGCCATTCGCGAAGCCATGATCGAAGGCGTCAAGAAGGTCGGTGAGAAGGTCGTCGCCGGCCTCGCCGAGAACACCAAGGAAGGCGACCCGGTAGACCTGCCGCTGCGCCTTGACCACGTGCGCGACATGGTGGGCCGCCGGCACATCGAAGACCCGCAGGGCGAGCCCAAATCGACCCTTGATCGCCTGCACGAACGCATCCCGACCAAGGCCAACGCATCCGAAAAGCTGGTGATGAAAACCAGCGTGGAAGGCGAGGGGCCAACCGCAGAGGAAGTCGAAGCGGCTGAGGAAGAACAGGCCGCGTGGACGGATTACGAAGAGGTTGAAGAGGACGACGACGGCGACGCCGACGCCCCGAAGACCAAGAGCAAGACCAAGAAGCGCACGACCAAGCGGGCGAAGCCCCCGGCAGCGGGCACCAGATCGATGCCCGCCGAGAAGGTGGTGCCCAAGACCACGGCAGTGGCCCCGCCGAGCAACAAGCCAGCGGACAAGGACACGAAGAAATAAGGCGATGGCCCACTACGGCACCGAAGAGAACTTCGAAGCCTACTGCATCCGCATGGGGTACACCCCGAGTGCCGGTGCGGTAGACCCGGCGCTTGAGCGTGCCACGCTTTGGTTAGACAATACTTATGGGTCGCGCTATCCG